TCAACAAAGCTATCCAACGCTAAAGCAAAAGCAAAAAAAGATTCAAAACGTGCTATAAATGCACGATACAGGGCAAATAAACTACAAGAAAGCCTTAGTAAAATAGATGCAGCTCTTTCAGGTGACGGAAAAGAGCCAATATCCGAAGAAGAACTACTAGCGTTACCAGAAAAAGTAAGAAATCACGTTGCTGAGAACGAAGTTGTGTTTAAATCTAACGATGGACCACAGGCTGAGTTCTTAGAAAGTCCAGAAAGAGACGTATTGTACGGTGGAGCAGCAGGTGGAGGTAAATCATACGCACTTCTTGCTGATGTTTTAAGAGATGTAGGCAATCCTAACCATAGGGGACTACTTTTAAGACGTACTTTACCAGAATTGACCGAACTTATAGACAAAAGTAGGCAATTGTACATGAAAGCGGTGCCGGGAGCAGTGTTTAAACAGGCAAAATCAACGTGGGAGTTCCCTTCAGGAGCTAAAATATGGTTTTCTTACGTAGATGACGACAGAGACGTAACAAGATACCAAGGACAAGCGTTTAATTGGATAGGAATAGACGAAATAACACAGTATCCTACTCCATATGTTTGGAATTATCTAAGATCTAGACTTAGAAGTACCGATCCAAAGCTTGGTCTTTACATGAGGTGCACAGCTAACCCCGGTGGAGTAGGAGGTTGGTGGGTAAAGAAGATGTATATAGACCCATCTCCACCCGGAAATGCATTTTGGGCAAAGGAATTTGACACACAGAAAACAATAAGGTACCCTGCGGGACATTCTAAAGAAGGTGAACCTTTATTTCTAAAAAAATTTATACCAGCAAGGTTGACAGACAATCCATATCTTGCTATAGATGGTCAATACGAAGCTATGTTGCTTTCCTTACCAGAAGTAGAACGAAAAAGACTATTAGAAGGAGACTGGGATGTCGCAGAGGGAGCAGCTTTTACAGAATTTAGCAGAACGCTACATGTGGTGGAAACCTTTGACCCTCCTGATGGTTGGGCTAGGGTACGTGCCGGAGACTACGGCTACAGTAGTCCTTCTTGTATTCTTTGGGGTGCTATAGACTGGGATAACAACATTTGGATATATAGAGAACTGTATATAAAGAACAAAACCGGTGAAGCTCTCGGTGATTTAATACTAGAATTAGAAAGAAACGACCCAAATATGCAAATATCCGTATTAGACTCAAGTTGTTGGAACAGAACAGGGTTAGGGCCTAGTATAGCGGAAACAATGAATAGAAAAGGCTGTAGATGGATTCCATCAGACAGAAACAGACTAGCAGGAAAGATAGAAGTGCATAGAAGACTAGCTTGTGACAGCAGAGGACAACCAAGAGTAAGAATTATGGAAAATTGCACTAATTTAGTAAGAACATTACCTACATTACCTCTATCTAAACATAATCCAGAGGATGTAGATACAAAAGCAGACGATCACGCATATGATGCGTTAAGATATATGATGATGGTGAGATCCTTGCACAATGCAAGTACACCATACTATTCTAGCAGGCAGATGCAACGATATGAACCAACATTTAGTGAGGAATTTGGATATTGACAGATAGACAAGTATTACAAAAAGTTGAAGATTTTAAATCATTGGTACAAGAATTGGGTATATCTTCTATAAACGATATTCCAACACTAGATGATCTTACAGAAAAATTTAAAAGTGGTACTGCTACGGTAAAAGATTCTTGGTTTGCTAAAATTTATAGTCAAGGTTTAAAAATACAACAAGGTGCTATAAATGCTTCTGAAATGGGGGATTTAAAACAGCTTGCGTTAGATATGCAAAAAAGATTTCCTTCTCAAAGGCAAACAAAAGCAGGAACAGGGGCTATTGCAAATCAAATACGTTTAATGAAAAAAGTTTTTGAAAAACAGGGCGTAACAAATAGTTTAACACAACTTTATTCTACAGATTTATTTAAAAAAGGTTTTGATAACCAACGATCTAATATTAAATCATTAACTACAGCTGTTGACAATGTAAGTGCAGGTTTAGGACTTAAAAAACAAGTAACATCAAAGATATTAAAATCTATACCTACAGATGAAATGATAAAAAAAGTTTTACGTGGCATTAGAGATATACCTGATCAAGAAACAAAAAGGTTAGTTCTTTTAGGATTGTTTGGTACAAGAGGTGCTCAAGTAAATGATTTAGTTAGTGATCGTATACTTGCTGATGATGTAGAAAGACCTTATTATGATCGTAAATTAGGTATTATGATGGGTGATATAGATATTACAGAAGGTAGAAAGGGTTTAGCAGATAAAGTTCCGTTTGGACCGTTTATGAAAGATGTTATGGATTACCAATATGATATAGCAACTAATAATGGTAAAAATTTAAACACATCACTATTTAGTAAAAAAGTAAATTTAGGAACTGTTATTAATAAATATTTGTTTAACAAAAATGGTGTATCTGTTTTATCAGATGCTGAAATAGCAACATTAGGAAGACAAGTTAATGGTTTTACTGATTTAAGAAGAATGATACTATCTTGGTCTGCAGAAACTTTAGGAGATAAAAATTTAGCTTCAGAACTTTTAACACACGGATCAGAGGCTGATTTAGATAAAAGTGTAACTGGTAGATTTTATATACCCGGCAAAGGTACAGATATAACAAAGTTACGTGCTTTTGTAACAGGTATGGAACAAAATATAGCTAGAGCATTAGGATATAATAATTATCAAAAATTAATAGAAGGATTAGATGTAGAATCATACACTACAGAGATATCAAAAGTAAAGAATTTTGGTAAAAAGGTTACTATCGTAGAACCAGAAACTAAAATAGTACAAGGTAATGTAAGACAACCTAATTTAGTTGAACAAGGCACTGATCCAGATATAGATAGACAGTTAGCAAATGTTAAAAATCAAGAAGAAATAATTAAAGCAACTAAAAATATAAATGAACAAATTCAAACTTTAATGGCAAATGAAGGTTTAGATGAAGAGCAAGCAAGAGTAAAATTAGGACTTGATCAGGATAAAAAAGTAAAAATAAGTAAACGGGGTTCAGATTTAATATCTCACGTTCTTAACAATATAAAAAATCAAACACGAGAAGCTGTTGGAGATATAAGTCAAACTATTGATGAAGGTGTAGATAGACTTACAAGTAAAAAAACTTATTCAGAAGCTGCTGAAAGACTATTAGATCCAAACGAATATATAAAAGCAGGAAAACAAATACTACCTCTAGTAAGTCAATTTGTTCCAAAACCTTTAAAACTTGTAGGCAAAGCTGGTAAAATGCTTATGCCGAGTACAAGACTAGAGGGATCTGCTGAAGTTGCTATGGAAGCGGGAGATGAAGCAACAAGATCTTTTAGAGAAGAACAAAAAGCAATAATTGAAGCTAGAAAAATGCAAGAACAGATGGGTGATATGGAACAATCTATGTTACAAAACGAATCACTAATAGGTGATAACCAAGTAGAAGAAACAGAGGAGCAACGAATAAATCGGCAAATGATGGAAGCCGGTTTTGGTGCTTAATTTTAATAACAACAAAAGGAGGCAACTATGCCACAAGGAGTAAAAGGTGCATACAAATCTGGTTACATAATGGGTCAGATGGGTAAACAAGGTGCAATGAATGAAGCTAACGAAAGTTCATTACATCGTGAAGGTTTAGATGGAAGCATTGCTGGTGCTAACGCTGGTACTATTAGTGGACCATTTCAATCAACACAAGATTCTAAATCTGTATCATCAAACCAAACAGGTGCGTTAAGTACAGTAATGGGTGCTTCAAAGTACACACCATAATATAAAGGGAACAGTATGGCTGATCCAATTGATATAACAGAAGAAATGTCTGAAAGTTCTGGAGTTGTAGGACTAATTCAAGAACGTATGCGTAGTGCTGAAGATGGTAGACAATCTCACGAAGAACGCTGGTTAAAAGCGTATAAAAACTTTAGGGGAGTGTACGATTCTTCTACGCAATATACAAGTACAGAAAAGTCAAAGGTATTTATAAAAATAACTAAAACTAAAGTGCTTGCTGCATACGGTCAAATTGTAGATATTTTATTTGCTAATAAAAAATTTCCAATGACAATAGAACCTACTCCAGTACCTGAAGGTATTGCAGAGTTTGCTCATTTACAAACCCCCATTGATCAGTTACAGCAAGAATCTGATCCTTATGGGTTTGAAGGTGATGGTAGAGAATTACCACCCGGAGCAATGGG